GCGGGATGGGTACGGACGGGACAGCGGACGCCGGGGCAGGAGCGGGCAGGAGCGCAGCATCGTCCCCCGGAGGCTGGACAGCCGGAAACGCCCCACCACCGGGAGCAGGCGCTTGCGCCGCAGCTAAGATAGCTGCATTCGGATCATCCCCGCGCTTCAACGCTAGCAGTAAGTCGGCGATGTTCATCTGATACCACGCCTTGCATGCATTGCCTGGATCATCTGGGTAAGCATATTCTGCGCCAGAGGAGCCATCGCTGCTTGCTGTTGCCCAACTCCCGCGCCAACCGAAGAGGGGGTAATTTCGTTGAGCCTCGGATCGGCGGGTTGTCTAAATCCCTTTGCGACGGCATCAGCGCCTTCCACGATGCCTGCATAAGGAGTACCTTTGTCGCCTTTACCGTTCGCGCCCATAAGTCGCGTTCTAAAATCGGTAGGGGCAGCGCCGGAAGCCGCTGCAATGTCTGCCGGTGCAGAAGTCAGCGTGGTTCCGCCCGGAGGCGGCGTAAACGCTCCCATTGAAGGAATTGCGCCAGGTGCTTCCGTCCCCGGAGCGGCGAAAGCGCCCGGTCGGGTGGGATCGAACCCTTGGGGCATCGAACTAAGCGAAAGTCCAGGCATACGATCGTTGAAGCCGTAGTAATTCATGATCTTCTCCGCCGCCGCTTGAGGAGGCAATTTCGGATCGACATTGTTGACAGCCAAATTCTTAGCCGGAGCGTTGCCGGTGCCAGTAAGCATCTTACCCGCCGTATCAGCGCCTTGCTGATGCGCCAAAGCCAACTCAGAAAACGTAGGCTCGCGCCCGAGATGCCTGCGTAATATGGCTGCATTGTCTGTAGTTAACTGCACCCCCGCTTGAATGTTCGCAGCTTCGTTTTTCCGGATATCCCCTTGGGGACCGACCAATCCGTACCGCTTGCCGGTCCCCTTGGTAAACTGGAGAGGGCCTTGTGCCCCGGTTGGGGAATCCTTGCCGCTCGCGCCCTCCTTCGCCACCATACGATACATGTAAGGCCGGAGATGCTCCGGCACAGTCGTGTCGATGACGTTCTTCAAACGCAGCGGAAGCTGTGGCATCAGCTTAACACTTCCATAAGGTTATCGAGGTTGATGGCCTTGTATTTTCCAACTTTCTTGATTGCGGATGGGTATACCTTTTCGATATCTTGCGCCATCGGACCGACCACTTTTGGATAAGTCTTGGGGTCGCCCTTATACCGATAAGCGTACAGCGGAATTTCGCCATCAGTTAATTTCTTAATATCCGTTTTAGCTCTGCGATCCGAGAACGGGAGCACCGAAGCACCGATCTTCGCTCCGCCGAGAAGGATGGAGGCCCAATCCGGACCCTTGTCTTCCGATGTGGCAGTCTTGTTAGTCGTTTCGGTCTTGCCGTAAGGCGACATGCCCAAGGCTGCGAGGCGCATGTTAAGCCCCTCGATGGGATAATCCCGCCGCTCGTAAAACTGCTTCATCGCGGCATCGATTTGGGCCTGTCGAGATTGTTGCTCTTGGCTTCCAGCGGTCAACAGGCTGGAAATGTCGTTGGCGTTGGCAGCCCCTTGTCCCGCAGCGGTGTTTAAAAGACCTGCAGCGGTATTTCCGGCAGCAGCAGAACCGCCCAACAATCCGCTACCCGTGGTGTTGTACCCAGCGGCAGTACCCTGAAGCCCAGCAGCGGTATTGCCGTATCCAGATGCAACATCCCGAAGGCCAGCAGCCTGTCCAATATATCCTTGTCCGGTGCCAGTAATACCGCTACCGACGCCTAACAATCCTTGCGCGGCAGCTTGAACGCCAGCGCGATCTTTGATTGCAGTATCGGTAGCATAATCGATGCCAGCCTTTCGGAGCGCGGCAGTAAGATCACCAATATTCCTAATCCCTTCGCCGCGCGTAACTGCACTCTCAACAGCCGATCGACTACCACCGAAAGCGCCAGCCTGCCGAGCTTTATTAGCTACGCCAAGAAGATTCCTGTCCAACGAAGTATTGGCGTTGGCGACGGCGCGGTCCTCCACTTCTTGAGTGTAAGGGTTGAGGAATCGATTGATGTCCAAGGGGCCAGCGGTGCTCTTAAAAATATCACCCGCTTCGCCGTAAACATTGCCTGCTCGATCAAATGCGGCTCCAGCTTTACCAAGGATCGGCACAGCCGAATCCAAAGTGCCAGCCATTTTATTATAAAGCGGCTGAGTAGCATCCAACGTAGCCGATGCCTTGTCAAACATTCCTCCGGCGCGGTTCTGAAAATCGGTGGATTTTGCTAAGGAATCAGTCGCGCTTCTGAAATATGGGTCAAGCGACCCAACGCTCTGCATGATCCGATTCCACGCATCGGTAGTCATGCTGGAAGGACCGGCCACTGTTGGACCCGCGTATTGCTCTAAGGGTCTGCCAGCAACATCCTGAGCAAGTTTGTAATTCGCCTCCGAAGCTTGGTTTACCCAAGCCGGAAGTTCAACTTTGCTAGTTTGTTGACTAGTTGCGGGTGAGGATGAACCGCCCATTTTATATGTCCTTAGAGTACAGAGTTCCGACTATCTTCCAGCCGGGAGTTCTATGTTGCCACCAACCGCCTCGGCCAACCGCCGTCAACAGTTCGGCATCGATGCTCTTCGCCCACGCTTCTACCTTGGCTTCCAGCTTTAGCGAATTTTCAAGTGAGCCGACCACGAATAGTACGTTGACAGCCTTTCTCCTAGGCCATTGGTGCACTTGAGTAACAGCCCAAGTATCCCCTTCGACGTGTCCTTGCATTCTGCCGGACTGCAAATCCGCCATTACATCATCAAAGTTGTACAAGTCGCCACCGATGCGCAGCGCCTTGTGCATCTTCTCAGCCATAATGGGATCGCTAATATTCATCCTTGCACCAACGTCGCTACCAACACTCCCGCATCATTGACCGTAATTTCGTAAGTCTTCTTACTCGGCGAAAGTAACAGCACCGAATGGTTAGCCGTGGTCGTGCTAAGATAGTTCCTCTTATCACGCTCTAAGTCCCTGTCCATTTCGATGAGGAACTTGGTAACGTCCGGATCTTGGAAGTTAGGAACTCTCATGGCGCTTTCTTCCCCCTCTTCTTAAGGTCAAAGAGAATGGGGCCGACAGTACTCCAATCGGAGTTGCGAATCATGTCGATGCGCAATCGAAAGTCGCGGGCAGTTTCCCGAATATCCACCCATCCGTGTCCGTTGATAGTTCGCTGTACCGAATATTTCTGCCCGCTGTAATTACTACGATCATTGTTCATCGCTACCGAAAAGGCCAGGGCGGTTCGATCACCAGCAACATCAGGGAGTATTTTATTTAGCGTACTTAGACTGTCCCCTCCCGCAATATTTAGAGTTTGGGACTCCAAGAACGGCATAAACATAGTTTCAGGATACGTAACTCCTATCTCATGCTTCCAAACTTTGGTGCCGTCCGACATAATTGGAAATCGATCATTGGCATAAGTATTGCCACAAGTTCTCTTAAGATACCCCGGCATCCAAACTCGGCTACGATAATCAAGAGCTACGTAACGTGTTGGACCAAGCCCAAATGTAGGGTCAACCCAAAACCACCATATTTCGCCACGAGCGAGCAAATTGATAGAATGGGAATCCACAACTGTGCGTTCGAAGTCCATCTTAGAAGTAATCACGTCCCACATCGGACAATTCAACACGTTAGCCGACGATCCGTTGTACAGCCAAAATCCCTCAACCGAAATCCATACAATTCCATCGGGAATCGACGACATAGAAGCAGCGCTGATCGGAATAGGTAATTTTCCTATTGGTTTATGCTTATAAACATACGGAAGGCCTGTGTACTCCACGAAGTGAGTCATTGCGGGAGTGTGAACCGAAACACCGAGTGCAGAAGAATGAGCCGCAATGATGGGTGCGTAAGGGTCCATCGTATAGAAACCAGCAGTATTTGTTGTACTGGCGAAGTTCCAATCCTCAATATCCTCTTCGCTGCACCAACCGAAATCGGCAAATTCACCGCCCATTTGGAACAACATACAGTGATGCTCGGGCGTAACCACAAATTGACGATTATCTATCGGAGCATTGGGAACAGCCAATGCTTTCGTTGTCGGGGTGGATGCTTTCCACCGCAATAAACGACCATCATAGCTAGTCATGAACAACAAATCCTCACCCCAATTGTTGATAGACCAAGCGGGGGAGAATTTAGCAATGGTGGACAACCCTGTACGAGGCGTACCGTATGTCTCCGCGTTATAATTCTTCTCGCCGTAACCGGCTTGAATGCCAGCAAATGCTGCCATCCCACCAGTCGGAGTGGCGTCAAATAGAGTACCACCAGTATCGATGTAGCAATGTGCTTCGCACAAATAAGCAGTGTAAAATATACCCGTGGTAGTCATCCAACGATGAATAGCGCGGACTTTAGACGCGAACGCGGTCGGGTAAGGAATTTGTTCCCATCCTGCAATTGGTCTAAGAGTAATTCCGTCATCCCAACGCACAAGATTTGCATCCCGCCAATTAGCGATCTTAGCAGAACGCGAAAGTAGCGTTGTAACGCCGGGTGGAAATTCAATCGGTACTGACATCGGGTCTCGCCGTAAATTCCTTGGTGTAGGGGTCGTATATCTTACCGCCGAAGTGAGATTGAGGGTTGCCTCCTTTGTATCCAATTACTTCCAGCACCATCAGCCCACCGGGGAAGATGGCAGTTCCATCGAAAGTAGCCGCCCCAACTATCCACTGACCGTCCATGGGATAACACGTCACTTTCACGGTGGACTTGTCGAACTTCTTGCCAAAATCACTATAAACATACCAGTCCACCCCATCGCTTTCGCGTTTGGCGTACATTATGTCCGCTAACACATCCGGAAATACAGGATTTCTCGGAGTATACACAACCCATTTTCCATGGTCTTTTATTTTCATCATGGGAACGCCACAGTTACCCAATTGCCGTTAATAAAGAATTGGAGCGACCTGAACCTAACGGTAAGTGCATTAGTCGCGCCAATTAAAACTGCTTGGAAGCCGGTCGCAACTGCTCCCGAAAAAGGTTCAACCATTGTTGATCCGGGAGCAAACGTAAAAGTAGAATCTCCCGCAACTGTCATTCTGCTATTAGTTATGGGCGACCCCGCAAAATCACGAGTAGACCAAAGTTTGTAGGAATTAGCCCCGTGGGACCATCCTCCAAAGTAGAAATTACCATCGGTGCCCATGCCGAAATTGGAGCCAAAAACGGTGTCAATCGTAAACGAAATAGTTGGCTGATTAGGACTCGGAGAACGAATAATTGATGGTGTTGGCCCTGCTTGGGATACAAAGCCAGAGGACAACAATGTCCATGGGCCATTGATTGTCATGTTTCCAGTAGACGTAACGGCATTTAAAGTTGCCGTCGCACCGACACTCAAATTACCGGTAATAGCCTCACTTCCGGTTACGGTACTATTGCCGTTTACGGTGAGCGTGCCGAATACCCCGGTAGCTCCGGATGCTTGACCAGAAGCGACGATGTTCCCAGTAGCACTTATATTCCCGTTAACACCAATACCGTTAAATACCCCAGTAGCGCCATTTACTTGCCCTGTCGACGAAACGGTGCTGCCAGTAATCGAACCGCTGGCATTGAAATTGCCCGATATGTTGATAGAACTACCAGTTAGCGCCCCTGTAACGCCAAGGGTACCGGAAGCACTGATGTTAGTCGCGTTTAAAACAGCGAGAGTAGACACACCAGTGACGTTGAGAGTGCCAGAAGCGGCCACGTTGGTTGCGTTGACACCAGCAAAAGTAGAAAGACCAGTGACGCTGAGAGTGCCCGCAACCAATAAATTTGTGATGCCATTGGAGAAATTAGCAGAGCCAGTAACAACAATGTCGCCTGCCGTCAAAGCACCAGCTACTGTTAAACCGTTGGCCAGCGTAACATTGCCGTCCTGCCGATTAATGGTAAGGGGAGTACCCGCTTCCACTCCCGAATTGTTAAAACGCTTTATTAAATAATGGCCTGCCGTGCTCGCTGGATTGTCATCCCCCGGAGTGGTGCTCCACTGGATAGTTTGGCGCACCATTTTCAAATCAATGATGTTGAAATTTTCGTTCAGCTTGTTGCCCCAAGAATCAGCCGAAGCGCCGATTTCTGGCTTAACTAGCGACAAATTAGGTGTAATGGTATCGGGCATAACCCAACCTTTCAGTTAAGCAGACGGCCTAACTTCGTCTAAACTTTTGCCATTCGTGCGCTGAATTTCGGTCTGCTTTACTTCGCAGATAGCACGCCCATTCGCCACTGCTTCCACAATCTGAAGGGCGTTTTGTAAAGCGGTCCATTCCTGTCCTGTCGTCGGAACCATGCCGTGTGCTTTTTGTAGATAAATAATCAGTGCCACAGCACTCTGACGACTCATGGTGTGATTTTCTTGATCCATTTTACCCTCTACTTATTGTATCACGCAGCTTCGTACATTCCCGACACAATAACAACACGTCCATTTGCGCCGGGATAAGAACCATCACGCCCAATGATGTCAACAACGCCCGATGAAGCAAACATGTAGCCGATTAGAACAAGACCTGATGCTGCCTCGCGTCCGCCAATACCACCATAAACATGCCCAGAATTTGTCACTGGTAAAGTCGCTTTAACCGTGCCCGCCGCAGTTCCGTTAGTAGTAATCGTTATTTCGACTTGGAAAAATACTGTCTTACCAATTTGCTTAAAACGGCCAGTTGCACTTGCCGTTGTAAACGAACCAGTTTGGGCGGATGGAGTAGGCGTATAAGATGCCCACGCGTTATTATCGAGCGTTACACCATTGATTGATGTCGCAGTCGCTACTCCGATATTCGGCGTTACCAGTGTGGGCGAATTCGCAAACACCAACGCACCACTTCCAGTCTCATCCGAAATGACGTTTTTAAGCTCAGCGGATGTCGTTGCTGCGAAATCCGACAGTTTATTTGTAAGAGTGGCTAATGTCGCACCGTTCCATGTCAATGCGACCGAGTTAGCTGAACTGAGGCGTCCAACAACACCGCCTGCGGTGTACCAAGCAATCTGATAATCCACGGGGAAATTGATTGCCTCAATATTTCCGCTGTTCGCCCGCAAAGTGTTAGCGCTGAAAATAATTCCTTTGCGATAGCGCACATCAGGATCAGCGATGTGAAATAGCTGCATCCACGTCGACGAATCTTTAAAGCCGAGCGGCGGCGCGGTATCCGAACCGTAAGCCTGCGACATGATCGCGACGGTATAAGGCTTAGTGCCGTCCGGTGGCGGGTTGCCATAAGGGTTGTTTGGATCACCGATCTGTGGGTCTTGGCCACTGTAATTGGCGACGTCGATTTCCGCCGCGCTCGTCATGTTGCCGATGCGTGTGCGCCCTTCGAGATAAGCACCGGCCCCACCGTGATTGGCATGGATCGTCTCGCCGACACCATAAAAGGCATACGTATCCGATGGGTTCAGCGTCACGTTGCTTTGTGTGAAGATTGCGATGCCCGCCTTCCGCGTCGAATAGCCGGAGTACATGAAGTTGCCACCCCATGTAAGGCTAGCCGGATTAGTTTCGCTCCAAAATAATTCACCGGATGGGCGCAGCCACAGCGCGGGACGTAGCGGCGAACTCGCATTCGGCTTAATCGAAAATACAACCGAACCCTCGTAAGGCGAAGGCCCGCTCAGCAAGAATCCACTAAGAGTCGCATACGGATTTCCTGACACCGCAGAAAACCATAATTGTCCACCCGCGCCTGAAGTGATGTTAGTATTTAGAAATTCCGAATAACCTGTGGTGTTAAGCACGGGTGGAGCAGTACCATTCGCCCCGCTAACTATTATCGGCGCTCCAGACACGGTAAGCGAACCAGTCATTACATCGCCAGCTTTAGCCACTTTACCAGTTATAGCATTCGTGGCATCAGTAGCCAGCTTAGCGAGAGTCACAACGCCATTGTCAATAGTCCACACACTTCCACTAGAAGCTACCGTAATTTCGCCTTTATCGCCATCCGTAAGACTACTACCCCCGCCCGTCGAATTAACAGTGAGAGTATTCAATGCATCGTTATAAGCCAGCGAAATGTTAGTCCCGGCAACCAACAACGAACTCACGCGATCGTCTACCGCCTCGGAAAAATCAGAAATATTAGAAGCTACGTGGCTGTGCGCAATGCCAGCATAACGAGCATCGCCATCTGCCCGCGTAGGAATTGACGCCGAAGTACCGACGCCGATCGGGCGCTTAGCGAATGCATCCGCCCCGGTTTGTTCGACCAATCCGGGAACCGCATTCAACGCAGCCAAAGCAGTAAGAGTGGCGTCAAGCGGTTGTGACCCTTCTTCGCCGCCCCCACTTCCAGTACTAATTGCGTTGTCCAAAATGTCAAAATTGGCGTTTAACTTTTCACCCCACGTATCATCAGAAGCACCCACGTCAGGCTTGGTAAGGCCAAGAAATGGGGTATACGTGTCAGACATTTATGGGCGTCCACGGCGGTTGGGGAGGTTCCACTATGGGAATCCAAATGTCAGTCGGGGGTTCAGCGGGTATCGGAACCCACTGGACAGGTCGCCAATGGTCGTACGTATTACGACCGTATTTGAGCATCCCATATTCGCGTCCCGGTGTCATCCGAATGACTTTCGTCTAACTGGAACTAAAACCGAGCCGCTGGCCTTATCAATCGTGTGACGGGCATTCATCCCAATGACCATCTTATTAACTTCCGCGTCCCAAATAGGCGCTCGATCGTCTTCGATAGAATACATTGCAGCGACGTGGAGAATTTTGATGGTGTAAACGGTCGGATGGTACTTGTTGATCCAGTTGTTCGCTTCGTCGGTGAGCGGTGGAATGTCTTGGTAATAAGTCATCTCGATTTGAACGCCGCCCGACGATGGTACTTCGCCGGTAATAAGATAATTTCCCAGAATGGTGTAACGATTATCCCGGCCCGGATATGGAGACTCCGGAGGATTGGGGAATTCGGGGTTGTAGAACGCGTCGGGGGTCTGGTAGCGATAAACGCCACCACTCGGCAAGATGCGAACTAACCGAATTTCCTGCCAGTCAAGCGGCAACGGAACTCGGATATCCGTGATATTGGAAGTGTCGATCTGAACCATGTGCTTGACGCGAAGAGCATTAGAGAGGTACTCTTCCGCCATGCGAATCCAACTGATCACGATGGGGTCTGGATAAACGTCCGCGCCGATCGCAAACCAGTTTCTAATTTCGTTGCATTTGTCTGTTAGGAACGTTCCCATTCACTTCCCTACTCGACCTTGCCAGACGCGGAAAGCTCGGTTATCTGGGTCGTCTAACCAACGTGCCCAGTCCTGCTCATCCCAGCCTTCTAACATGGCTTTTTCGGCTACGTGGATGGGCACCCCTCGCGCGATCACCTTATTGGTCGAGCGTCTAGGGTGCAAGTCCGCCAGTATCTTGTTGTTCTCTACTGCTTGAGTAAGGTCCTGTTGAGTTTGGACATGCACCGCTTCTGGCGCATCAGCGTCCCAGATCATGGTGCGTTTTACGGCCCCATCGTTTCGATACACGACTTTCCGCTCAGCCATGGTAGCACACCCCGAGTTCTGTGTCAAGTATAGTAGGTATTCCGCTATCGCTTGCGGAGCTTACCCGACTTTTTGTCGGCCTGATTGAATTCCTTGGCCACTTTGGTCGGAATTCCAACCTTCTTGGCGAATTGCGGGTTATGCGCCGCAGCCGCCATTGTTCGAGCCTGCTTCTTCGTCTTAGAAGGCACGTTTTCCTCCTATGGAAAAGCCCGCGCCTTTTTAGGGGCGCGGGAAGTTGGTCAGGTGGCGGTCACTTCGCGTGAGGGTGCGGCTTCGCCTCGGAGGTCGTAACTTCCGGGCTGTGCGGTTGCCGGGAAGCTTCGAGAGCAGCCGGATTGACGAGCGTAGTAATGATCGCACCCTGCTTGATACCGTTGAACAGGATGTGCGCAAGCGGGTTGCGCATTTCGACGCCCCACTCGGCTAGAATCATACGTGTCTCCGCATCGCCGATCTTGGCGATCTGGTGCTGGCGGAAATTCCGGTAAAAAGCAACGGCGAGGAAGTCGGCGTCAAGGATGAGGCCAGTATCCGTGGGCATCCAGAGCGAAGGCATAACCTTGACGCGACCGAAGTCGGTAGCGATGATATCAACCGTCGCCACAACCTCTGTCTTGCCCACGAGGACCTGCGAAATGCCTCGGCCTTCGAAAGTGCTGACTGTCCGTTTGATGCCGGGAGGAAACACGGCAGTATCGGGATGAGCACCGTTTACGTACGCCTTCTGCATCGCATCACCGAACATCTGCTCGGTGAGAGCGACCTGGGAAGCGCCCGCGACGGCAGCGAATGCGTCGGTAGCCAATACCGGAAGGCCGGTGAC